TTTCTTTTATTAATCTATATGTAACAGCTTGTTTAGAAATTTTCTTAAAACCTTGATTTAGGTTTTTTATTCCGTGAGTATTTGTTTTTTTAACTGGCTTTTCTGCCACTGGAGTCTCAACAGTTGTAGTAACCATTGGCTCCTTTACTTTTGTAGTTTTTTTTGTAGTCATTGTATTAAAAATTAAATTAAATTAAAATTAAAACATCTTGGAGGAGGAGAAACTCCCCCTCCTTAATGTGTTCTTTATCCTGCCTGTATATCATTTCAAGACAGCTAACAGTTAATTACTAAACTTGTGCGTCCTGAATTACTATTGCTCCACAACTTGTAATATGTGAAGAAATATATTGAGCATCAATAGTAGAATTATCTAAAGCTGTAGTAACATCATCAGCAACAACAACAAACCCATTGTCTTTACCAATAGGCTCATTAATTTTGTCAATGACTGCTGCCATAACTTCACGAATTCTACCTGCTGTAACATTCACTAAAACCATATCAGACTTATTGTCTGCATTAGCAGCACTAGCATCACCAAAAGTGTTTTGCAGTCCTCTAAAATAAAATTTTAATGATGTTGAGGTAGCAGCTTGCATTCCCATTAAAGCACTAACAGGGTAACAAACGCTAGTTTTAGCATCAATAGCACCTGATGAAGCAGTGTCACCATCGTCACCATCTACATCAGCAACTGTTCTAAAATATAAATACTTTTCCATTTTTATATAAAGTTTATAAGGTTAATAATTAAGATTTCTTGATTAACATGTATCTGTTAGCTGCAAATCCTTCAAAACCTCTTTCACATCTGTAGTGCGATTGTAGCACGTCAGAAGTGTTAGTTTTGTTTTGTAGAACAGCAGAACCAGTTAACCAGTGCTCCATATCTCTAGAGTAACCATTAGCAGCTTTATATCGTATTCTTAACGATGGAATACTTTCGCCAGATCTAGCATCTTTTTGTGTATCCATAGGAATACAAACACCATATCCATTGTAGTTAAATCCAGTAGCTCCTAATAATCTAGGGTGGTTAAATAAATCATAAGTTTTCTTATGGAATGTATAACCTCCTCTAGTGAATGAGTTGAAACCTAAGTTTAACGCCATGTTTTTATTATTTTGGAAAGCACCATAGTTAGCACCACCAGCAGCATAAGCTCCTTGAGCAGCTAATAAATCATCAACATCTAAAGATAGATTGATACCTGAATACATAGCGTATTCTTTAGCACCTCTATATTTATCTAATGATTTAATGATAGCATCAAAGTCTGACATTGTAATAGAAGCCGAACCTAAGTCCATAGACTGTCCGTTAGACTCTATCCAAGGAAGTAAACCTTGAGTTCCTCTAAGTGTTGCGTTACTTTGTGCAGTACCACTTTGGAAAGTTGTATTAACACCTTCTAGAGTAGCGTTAGTGATATCCTCACCTAACATCATCATAATCTCAGAATAATCTAAGAATCTCTTGTAAGTGTCAGCTTCACCTTTTAAGTACCATACATATCCTGATCCCATTTTTTCATTGTCAACTTTTACGTATACAATGTTTGTAGCCTCAGAACCTGTTACCTCAAAAGATTCTTTTAAAATCATACACTTGTTAGAGTATTCATAAATTAATGGAGATAATCCATCTGGTTGTATACCACCTTCTGGGTGAGCATTACCAATAATTACAAACTCATATGCATCACCTGTACCTGTTTTTGCTTGGTTAGCACCATCTATAGAGTGAACTTTAACAGTTCTTGTAGATGCACTAGGCATTTGTGTGCTAATCACGTACCACATATCACCATCTTTATCTCTTAAGATATCACCTGGTCTTACCGCTGAATAATCGTCAGTTCCTATAAAGTCTTCATTATAAGAATCTGATTGAAGAGTAAGGGTTACCTCAGTAGCATTGTTTGCTGAAGCATCGGAGAAAGTTGCAGATACACTGTGATGTACAAAAGTTTCTTCGTAGTGTTCAAACGTAGTGTTTGAAGAAGGAGCCTTTGATCCCATTAGCTCCATAAGTCCTGTAATACCTTGTTCGCCATAACGCTTAACAAGTTTTTCAGAGACATCTCTTTGTCTAAATTGACCCGAAGTAGCTGTTAAAGCACTTACATAATTCTCGTTAGTTGCAACTTGAACTGCTGAAGGCTTTATTAGCATACCGCTAGGTATATTTACTGTTGCCATTTTTTAAAAATTTTAAATTAATATTTGTTATTATCTATTCCATAATGAATTGTTCCCTCCATGTATCTGATCATCTAGCTGCTCAAGAATCGATTTAGACTGAGTTGTAGTGCTTCTAGGCTCGTTGTTAAACGATGGATTTTTTATATCCCTTACCACCTGCTCGGTGCCTTTGGACCTATATTGACTTGCAACACTTCTTATGATATCTTGAAAATTATCCAAAACAAACATATCAATGTTTAATTTGTCAAAGTTCCAGTTGCCTGATTCCTCTATATACCTATCGAAAAAATTATTAAGATTAGAGTTTGATTCTACCAATGATCTTTTGTGATCATCAGTTAAATGAAAATCAAAAACTTCTCCATTGTCATTTATATCGAAAGACAAAGACTCTACATCAGCCACTTCATTTTTCATGCTATTAATCCAATCTTGTCTTATTTCATTTGCCTCCTCATTACTCATGCCTTCGTTTTCTATAGGCATTCTGTATTGTTCTTGCATTTTCAAAAGATCTTTTCTTGCATTAGCAACATCTCTTTTAAGCTCAATCTGTCCAAGTTTTTTATCCGTTTCACTACCGTTACCGTCACCTAATTTGTACTTAGAGTTAACTAATAAGTCAACTTCTTCGTTTGTAAGATCAGGATTATTTTGTTTCATATAAACCTTCATTACATTTTCATTAGACATCTTCCCGTAGTCAATAGCTTGAGATTGTAAATAGTCAATAACTGATCTACCAGTTTCACTTACGAACTTGTTCATTTGTGCTATCTGCTCGTTAGCAAAACTTTGTTCTCGTGGTGATAGAGCATTTTTAGCATCATCAACAGAAGAAAACTCTGTACCGAACTGCTCGTTCATGTAGTTTATAAAGCCTTCATTTATTTCAGATTGCGTAGGTTCTTGACTTACCTCTTGTGCAGGTTGATTGCTAGATTCAGTATTTAAAGAACGATCATTATTTTGTTCTACAGGATTCTCTGTTTGAACAGGTTCCTCCTGTTGTGTTTGTTGTGGAGCTTCTTGTGTAGCTTCTACTGATTCTTGTGGTGCTGGTGTTGATAAATCAACTACCTCAGCAACTTGTGAATTATCATTAGATACTACCTCACCGCCCATTTCACTTGCGATGATGTCTCCCATTTCGTCTGCCATAATAAATTAAATTAAATTAAACAATATTTTCGCAAAAGTAATTATTTTATTTGTTTAAAACAAAATTTTACTCATATATTTTTATTCCATGTCTGGTAACGCACCAAACTCTTCATCAGGATTCTCTATCGGTGGTTGATTGCCCTTTCTTTGCTCGATCATTCTTGATTGAAAGTGAGCACTTTTTTCTATACTATCTTTTCTAGAATCTCCTTGTATTTTTCCAGCAGCAACTTTAGCTTGATTAGTTAAGTGAATTTCGTTTAATCTTCTTTTATGAGAAGCTTCTTCAAATTGATTTTTTAACTGAAACTCTAATTGCATTTTTTGACTTTCTATCTGTGCTTCTGCTTGCATTTTCTGCATTTCTATTTGGGCCTCCATTTGCAATTCTTGTTGTTTTGCTTGTGTAGCGGCCATAACAGATTGTTGTTGTTGTTGAGCGTTAGCTTGAGAAGCAGCTTTTTGCATAGCCATTTGTTCTTCTTGATACTTTTTTCTTCTAAGAATAAGTAATTGATTAGCTAGCTTAACATTATTTATGTCTCTGATCATAATAGCATCTTCTATACGAAGTTCTTTTTGTGCTATAGAAACCTGAATATTTTGTTCCAGTCTAGCTTTTTCTTCTTCATCAGGAGCTATTTCAACAAATATACCAAAGTCTCTAGCGGAAACATCTTTGTTTATTTTTATAGTTTCTATAGTAGAACTACCTATAGCTGATATATAACCATCAATAACTTTATCATACTCTACTATATCTTGTAGCTTTAAACATATAGACTCTGATAAGTTTTTGTATATTTTCAAATAACCATCATTTATACTTCTAGTGGCATTATTAGATGCTAACAACTGCATTTTCTGCACACCAACCAAAGCCTCACTAGATGGTTTAGTTCCATCTCTAGCTTCATTAACACCCGTTACATCTCTAATCATCTGTAAATTGTGTTGATATATTTGAATTAACTGCAACATGTCTCTACCAATACCATTCTCTAATTCTTGTATAGGAACAGCGTTTGAAGCCATGCCCTCATCATCCATTCTTCTATAGTATATATTACCTGTTTGATCAAATATTTCTTGAAGCTCAAGAGGTGTAAATGTTCCACCATCTCCTTTAGAAACATTTTCTAAAGATCCGACCTCAAAAGCAGCTCCCTTTGGTCTAGCTTTAGCCATTACCTGTTGCATTTTTAAGTGAGCTAGTTGTATTTGATCTCCAAAAGGAATCATTCTTTGAACCAAAGAAACGTTCTGCATTTTGTGAATATTTGGAGTATAAACCATATATGACAAAGAAACTTCAGATAGTTTTGATTTTTTTCTGGACATGTTTTTAGCAAGACCATAATCAAATATATAATCTGTACCTACAATGTATTTACCGCTGTAAACAACCTTTACGCTATTTCTTATAACCTCTCTTTTGTTTTTTGAGTTTTTAGGAAGCTTGTAGTTATAACCTCTTTTATTTACCGCATATCCACCAAAGTTATTTTGTTTCTTTTCATACTTCATGTCATAGGTAGATATAAACTCAGCATCCATTATCTCTATAGAAAACTTATCATATTCGTGATTATAATCCCCTATACCAGAAAACCTACCATTATTCATGTAATCAGTATCTTCTGTTTTCTTTGCGTAATTTTGTGCTATATCTTTATACTCTTCTTCTGTGAACTGATCGCCAGCCATTTGTTTTAATTCAGCTATAGATATTGTATAGATTTCACCAGCGTGCTGTATGTTTTTATAATCAGGATAGTTCGTGTGAGATGTTATTAAGTTTGCTGGATCAACATATCTTATTTTTACTCCATAAGAAGGGTCTATATAAGTTTTTATAGCCGCTGTTCCAACAACAACCATATCCCTTATTAATTTTTTTCTCATTTCTTCAAAATCATTTTGTTGTAAAACAAAAGTGATTCCATTCTCTATAGCTATTTCCTGAGCCTGTTTATAATTTAAAGACATGAATATTTTTATTTCATCATAATCTTTAGCTACAAACCCAGGTTTATCATAAGTCCTTCCAGTTTTTTGAGTCATAGCAGATCTAACTGGTCTTAATAACATATCAGCTACCATCTTTCTGGTATCCTTTCTTCTAACATCTATGGATATAGGATCTATAGCGTTTGCTTTTACGGTGTGTTCTTGATTGATAATACTACCACAAACAACATCAACAAACTTAGGTACTATGGAAACTGGAGTCCAATCTATATTCATATAAGAACTGTCACCCTGAACATCTAATAAATCTTTATATTTACCAACACTTTGAGTTCCTTCTGCGTAGGATCTCATTTTTTCAAATCTTCTTTTTCTATCTTGATAGTTCATTTGACTGTTGTTTTTCCAGTCGTGATACATTCTTTTAAAATACTGAAGACCGTATTCGTTTTTAGCTTTATCTTCGTTGCTAACAAAAATAGTAGGATACCCCCCTATAGTTTCAAATTGTGCTTTCATCTATATTCTCTTAGATATTAATCCTGAATTATTATATTTTTTTATAAAGTTAATACTTATTTTTTTAACTTTCTTCTGTGTAACATGTTTTTGAGCACCAAGTAAAGCTAAACTAGATGCAACAGTAGCATCATACTTTGTTCTATTATCTGGTTCAAAACGACTCCAATCATCAAGTAGTCTGTTAAAATAACATTTACCCATTTCCATTTTATCCAAATCAAGTATTCCTACATAATCATACACATAAGAAGCTATAGCTTCTGTTTGTGCATTCAATACAGCAACACCTGTTGAAGGTATTCCTTTTGTTTTTTGTTTTCTACTACTATCTGTATGAGTTGATTCTGGCCTATCCATTAAATACTCATAATACCCTCTTCTTTCAAAATACTTTAAAATACCTATTTTATTATTTTCTACTAATATAGGACACCCATAAAAAACACAAGTCTTAAGAACATCCTCGTAAAACATTTCTGCCTTAGGTGGCCTAGCTATATACTCACAAACAAACACGTTAGAAAAATCATCCATCATTGTAAACTTCTTATAAACATAACAAGCTGCATCCGATCTTCTACCATCCGTTGTTGTGTCGTGATCGTAAGGATCACATCCAGCCACCATTTCTATTTCGTTTCCTGGGCACTTTCTATTACCCTTCATCTTTATATTATTTCTTCTTTCTTCTGGAGGTAACCAAGATATTCTCCATCTACCAGTAGATCCTGGTTTCCAAAGAACTTTAGTGTCCTTCATCCCATCTTTCCATATAAAGTCACCCTTTACTATTAATCCCTCTGACTCTTCATTATAATCCATTTGTTGATATATTCTTTCTACATCAAAAGGACTGTGTCTGGAGTCACTTCTAAAAGCTTCTTCTACAGTAAACGGTCTTTGTCTTTTTTCTTCAGAAAGCTTAGTTGTATTTTTCTTATAGCCTTCTCTTACGTTTTGAAGATATTCTTTAGCTCCTATATTTTTACCTATAAACCTAGCCTGTTCTTTTGTTGGTGTGTTTATAACAGACATTCCATACTCATCTATAAACCCTTCATACCCATCGTAAGCTGGAGTAAAGTAGCTATACATACCAGATCTAGTTCTTCCATTACCATCTCTTTCTTCTATACTACTATCATCCCATATATTCTTAAACCTTTCTCCACCTGAATCCGCCATTTCGTTTACCGTGGTAGGCATAAAACATTTTCCTATAATCTTATCACCTAGTGTTAAACAAGATCTAACAACTTGCCAATTCTTTTCCACATTAGCATCTACCCATTTACCACCCTCATCACACAAATATCTAATTAACTTTACTGAGTCATAAGAGTTATCTTTTGTATTCCTCCAATCTATCTTACTGTTTAATGCTTCTGACTTTACAATCTTCTTAAAGTTTTTAGAAATCTTTTGTCCTGGAGCATTAAAACTTAAAGTGCTCTTTGGATTATCGCTACCATCTATAATAGGTTGAAAGAAAAAAGGTAGGTGCCTAAACATGTAAACCAATTTGTCTGTAAATAAAGACTTAGCATCTACCCCTGTTTTACTTATAATACCACCGTGTGAATTATATCTAGATGTTATTTCGTATAATAACATAGCGGCACCCTTGTAAGAAGCACCCTCTCTACGGTGTTTAACCATCACCATTCCAAAACACTCTGGATCGTTTTTACATATTTCCCAAAAAATAAAGAACCTTCTATCCCTATCTCTATACTCAGGGTAACCTATATCTAGTTTGCACCAGTTTAAATAATAATAGTGTTCACCTGTTATGTAGGTAGGTTTTCCATTATTCATAAACCAAACACCACTCTTTCTTCTTTCAAATTCCGTGCTTATAAACTCTGAATGACTGGCTGCTGTTTCTTCTGAAAGGGTGTCTGGAAGTTCCGTCCTTTTCCACTTTTGATCTTTCTTTTTTAGATCTGAAAAAAGAATGTCTTTTTTCCTGGGCTTAGGAGGGAGCTTAAATTCTAATCCATTTACTCTTATTTTTCCTTCCATAAGAAATTTTTACCAATTATGCAAATATAGTAAAATAAATTGTACTCTCTATTTTTTAGCGTATTTTTCTGAGAACCCAGCCTGGAAAGAACTTTCCTCTTTATCTATATCTTCTTCTGCGTTTTCGTTTTCTATTTGTTTTTGAATTTTATTTATAGACATCAAGATTTCTTGAGCGTCCATGAAACACTCTTTTTTTGCCTTCATAGCATTTCTAGCTTTATCATCTTGTAGTTCTGGGTCTATAGGTTTTTTAACCTCTTCTAGTAGTAAATCAAACGCCTGTTTTCCTGATTCTATTAATTCCTCTAATCTTTTTTTTACGTCTAAGCTTCTCATTTTTCTTAAATTTTAATAATTTTGAACACCTTTCGTAAGCCTCTATATCTTCGTAATATTTTATCATAAGATCTAAAACATCATTAAATATAGTGCCTTCAAGGTCCTTGTCACTAACCGCATTCCATAAGATATAGGGTACTTCGCTTGAGTCTAGTATTTCATCTAGAGATTTTTTTCCCATGATGAGATCATAAGAGTTTTCCATGCATATGTCTAAAATTTCATGATCCTCCATACTATTTTTCTATTTTAGCTAAGATATCAAAATTTCTCATCCTCATCAACTTTTTACCCATAATATTCATGTCATACTCTGAATTTTCTGAAAAAATAACCTCATCACCCTCTTTTATACCCTGTTTTTTCATCCAATCATTCATATACCTTATGTATCCATGTAGTTTAACTTCTTCCATATAAGGCTTTGTTATTAGTCCAGATTCGGTTTTAAAATCTTCTTCGTTCTCCATTTTTTGTTCAACAAAATTCCAATAATGTAACATCTTTAATTTACCATTTCTTTCCCTACAGTACACATCACTCCAATGAATTTTATACACAAGATCTTGTTCATAAAACTTTACTTCATTTTCTTTTTCTACTAAAAAGTGATGACAATAAACAATGTCCCCCTCTTTAACATCTAGCTTAACCCCTTTAGAAAATGATATAGGAGTTTCCACAACAACACCATGCTGCCTAGCTAGTTTCATTGGGTCGTAGCTAGTATCTATTATTAATTCTGTTCCGTTAATATCTACAGTGTCCTCGGTTGTTTTCTCAACCTTGACAAAAAAATAATCTTTAATTGGCTTCATGTGTTATTTTACTTCGTAAGAATCTCTTTCTTGAACATCAAATTCTATAGCTGTTGGTTGATCGAAAAACCTTTTCCATGGTCTAGAAAACTCTTCACCCTCCGATCTTGTGTATACATCATAAACAACTTGTTGGTGTTTGTACCACGCTGCTTCATCCTGAATGATTGCTGTTACCTCTACCGAACCACCTAGCATTTTTTGACCCACCTTGTAGGTTAGTCCTTGTTTTAAGTCTCCTATTGTTATTTTTCTTATAATAGGATTTATTGATTCAATTTCCATTTTCTTCTTCTTTTTCTGAGTAATAAATATCTAAATCATCTACTGTACTTAACATTCTGCCATTTACAGAAAGATGCCCTCCGTTTTCAATAAAATCTTTTTCTTCATTATACACCTTGTCCCTTTCCATTATCATGGCTGATTTATATAAAATAAGATAACCTATTAAGTCTAGTATAGTGTCTTCTGTTTCATCACAAACCCCTACGTTTTGTATACGCATAAGTTTATCATCTATTCTTGATCCTAATGATTCAAAAACGTCTCCTTTAGAAAATACATTTGATGGGTTTAGAGCAGAATCTCCGTAGTCTTTATTTTTTTTTATGAGAAGGTCCTGGACTTCTTTACAGACCTTTTTAATTACCTTTTCTGTTTTCATGTTATATTAAATTAAATTTCTACCAATATAGTAAAAATTTTTTATTAATACAACTAGCCTATAATCCTACTAATTCTTTCGTAGAATAAAATAATTGTTTTAGCGGCAGTGGTTAAAGTTTCTACACCAACAAAAGGAAATAAAGGAACTCCACTTGTCATAGCTAAAGATTTTGTGGTAGCAACACTTTGTGTGGCCCCACCTGCTGTAGCTGATGTAACCAGTCCATATTGAACATCATTAACAAATACAGACACTTGTCTATTTATATCTATTTCTATTCTTAATCTGTAAACAGTATCCGCTGCAACCGCAACACCTAGATCAGTTATATAATCCGTTCCACCAACAGAGTAAACAAAATGTAAATTAGCGTTTGTTGTTAAAGCACCTTGCGTATCATCTGATGAATATAAAAAGTAAGCTTGATCATCATCGGTTGCATAAGCAGCATCATTAGTTTTCTTTATACCAGCCCAAAAAGAAGTGTCAGCCACAGAAGATCCAGATTGTATAGCACCCTCCCAAACAACTTGTTTTTGAGTCAAGAAATGAGAAGCGTTCCACATAGTTTGATTAGCATCTGTGTGAGGACAAACAATGACCTGATCATTAGCTGAACTATGAGTAACTAAATCTACACCCCCATACCCCCCAGTATTAAACCTAATGGTAGC